TTATTTCATCTTTATTTTGAAAAGCAGTCAAGTTAAAAGTCTTGAATAAACCTGTAATGAAATCTATTATTTTCATATCAGGCATAATACTCGATATATTTACAGTTTGATCAGTTGCAAGTTCTGCCGAACCACGATATAGAGCTTGGCTACTTCCTGTGAAAATACCGTTAGGCTTATGTATAACTCTTATGTCTACTTGATATGTTGATACTGCTTCCGTTTCTATAAAAAAAGTGTAAGTACCTTGAGGAATATCTATATTTTCAATATTAGCCGTAACTCCATTTGTTGTATCACCTGTAAGGTTTTCAAACTTCTGAAACTCTTCGCCATCTTTTTTTATGACTAAATTATAAGAAGCTGTTCCACTTGGTTTAACGTTTACCCTTAATTCTCTTTTGGCTTTTGATTCGCTATATTGGTTTTTAAAGCTTGCGCCTGACCATCCAGATATATTATTTCCATCTGTTTCAATAACTGTTAAATTGCTTACAGGGTATTGAGCCTCTTGGTCTGTAAACAACTTTCCCTCTTTATTGTGCAGCCACATATATAGATCGTAAAAAGGTAGGTTACTAGTACTAAAGAACTCTCTGCTAAATTGTAATTCTGGATATTGAACTTCTATTGCTCTTATAATTGCATAAACTCTCAACGCTGGTTTTAGTTGCGATACTGGAACACCCTTATCAACTGCTGATGCGGTTGGGTTTATGTTTTTAATTGTATCTGTATTATTAGAAGTAAGGTCAAAAATAAGTCTATCAGAAACTGTTATTAAAGGGAACACAATACTGTCAGCAATAGTTTCACCAAAGAACTCAACGTCCTTTCCGTCTGTTAAATACGTTTGTATATTAGTATCGTTATATTCAAAATTAAAATATTGTAAGTTTACTAATCCACTTAATTTATCTTCACCTAATATGTCTTTAAGGTTTACAACGTTTCCGTAGAATGTAAGCTTATAAGTTTCGGGCTCGTTGTTTTTTAACTGTACACCCTCAAGCTTTATTTTGCCTTCCTTAAAAGGCTTGTAATTCATTAATAGGGTTGCATCTTTTTTCTTCCTAGCATCAAAACCAATTATATTAAAGTCATAAAAGTGTTTAAATAGTTTGTTATTTATTTTAGATGCTGGTACATTAAAGGTTCTTGAAAAGTCTGTAAACACTTTAGATATATCTCTAATATCTTGAATGCTCTGTGTTAATGTAAAGGATTCATCCTTGAACATTTCTACTTCTTGTCCTTCAATATAAAGTTGCAGTTGAACCATTAGCGAACGTTATTTATTTTATCAAATGCGAATTCAAAGTCTATTGTATAATTTATCAGCTTGTCGTTCAAACTTGTTTTGAAATCAAGGCTTTGGCTTTTTGGTAATATTGGCAAAGTTTTATTTTCATATCTAACCCAAACATTTTCACTCAAGAATAGTTCTTCAATAGTTGTATTCATATCCTCAATTATAAAACCTGTATTTAGTTTTATATTAGTAACACCATTAACATTATATCTTGACCTTTGACCTTCTGCTGTGTCATAAGTTGCTGTTGAGTTAGCTATTGTATTTCGTTTATATAAATCACTAGTGACATTCATTTGTTCAGTTGATTTTTTAAACATATACAAATCTTCAAAAGCTCCGTACTTATTTACGAAAGTTATTTTATAAGGTGTAAACTTAGGTTCACAAACATTAGTAATTAAAACAGTTTTTAATAAGGTTGTATCGTCTGTATCGTAAACCTTTATTTCGTTGCTGTTTGCTGGAATGGTTATATATTGTATTTTTTGATTTGTATTACCGCTGTCAGTTATTTGCGTGTCAGTTGAATCAATAGTAACCTTACCAACGCCCTCAGCAAATATTGGAAACTTCCCAGCTGTATTTTCAGGTATGTATATATTATTAGAACTGATTAAAGCGTGCCTCTGTAGTTCTGGGTTTGTTCCATCTTCAAAAAAGCCATACCCATCAAAAGCAATGTATTCAAATACTTTAGGGTTATCGTATGTAAAAGGGTGGTCTGAACTGTCAAAGTATGTAACAACAGCGCGAACCCATTTGGTATAACTTACATAATCGTCATTAAAATATACACTTACATAATCTCTTATTAACTCGCCTATTTCTAAAGTGATATTATTATGAGTGTCTATACGTTGTTTTTTTATTTGGTATTGTGGCTCTAATGGTATATCAGTTACCAAACCATCATATATATATAAATCTAATTCTATTCTTTTTAAAGCCATAATTATAATATTATTGATCCAGTACCTGGACCCCCTGTTCTACAAGTATGTATTTCTACGGATAGTACTACTCCTGTACTGTCTATCTGTATTACATAAAAATCACCAACCCCTGCACCTACTGCGGAAGCTACATAACCAGATAAGACCCCATAGTACAAACCACGACCATCAAAAGGAGTTCCGTTTCTACATATTTTGCTACCTAATAACCCTGTTATAGAGCTTGCCGTTGAGGTTGTTAGAACCGAAGTAGCATAAGTCGTATCACAAAAATCCCCAGGAGATTGTTTGCCTGTGCTTAAATAAAATTCATTTAGACCACAATCGCCCACAGTAGCTGGTTGAGTTAATGTTTTGTTACAATCAAACAACGTTCCTGAGTTAGCGTAGCCACTAGGTATCTCAACTTGAAACTCAACTACCCTACTCGTATCCGACTGTACAGTTGTACCTAACCAAGATGGAGTAGTAAAGCTTTTAACTGTTCCAACAGCTGCTGAACCAATAAAGATACTTCCATTTTTACTTATTGATTGACCTGTTAACGCTGCTATTGAACAACTAAAATCTGGATCAACCCCTACTGAGGGTTGAACAAAGTCTTTATCACACACAATAGTAGCAGCTGCATTTGGGTATCCATCAGGAACAGTAATGCTAAAAGACAAAGTAACTGTTCTCTCATTACCTGTATTGTTAGTACTTGTTGAAGGGTAAGGCGTTTGTATTGTTCCCGTAGTCGTTGGAAGCGTTAAAGTACCATCATCAGCAATAGCGCCACCACTTAAAGGAGAAGTATTACAATCATAATTCGGTGCGCTTGCTGGTAGGCTAATTGTAACTGATATTGATTGTACTGCTTCACAAGTTGTAGGGTAACTCGCGTCTTTTGCTATTGCGTAAATTGTTACCGAGCCGCCTATATTGTTAGAACTAATAATTAAATTTGATCCAGATATACTTGTTGATACTAATACTGGATTAGGGTTGTTAACCGCGTATGTAGTTTCATTATTAAAATAACTACTGAGGTCAATTGTTGTAGAGTCACCTCCTGAGTCTAAAGCTACTGATGATATTGACCCACTTGTTGTCGGCCCCCCAGCACAAACCGCAGGCTGAACAACGCTTGATGATGTTCCTGGTTGAATTGCTGTTAATTGACAATCTTTATATATATCAGAAGTATTAGTAAACCCAGATGGGATTCTAGTTCTTGCTGTTACTGTCCTTGTTGTATCAGTTGATACCGTTGCGTATTTGTTATTCGCAAAACCTGCATCAGTACTCGTTAAAGATTCAAAGTTACCGAACGCTGGGTTAGGGCTTGTTATTATACCTTGATTGTCTACTTGAAAACCACTATTATCAAGCCCATTAGGGAAAGCAGTTGAACAAGTAAACTCAGGAACTGGAACAGTCGGTTGAGTTAGGTTTAAATAAAATGGGCTTCTAACGTTTATCTTTGTGCTCATTTGTTATCTTGATTTATTGTGTACTGTAAAAAGTTGTCTAAGTCTAAACCAAATTTTTCTTTTATTTGGTCAGGGAGTTGTTTAAATGCTTTTTCAAATGGTTTTGTAAAAAATAAACTCGGCTTTATACCTTTCTTTTTTATACTGTTTGCTAAAATGAACCCCATTTGTTTATAAGTGCCGTACTTACCGCTTTTTAATCTAGGCTGCATACCTCTAAAACGAGCCCAACTTGCAAATGTTCCTGTATGATATTCAAGGCCTACAAGGTTTGAAGAACTTTTATAACTGAAAGGCGTGTCGTACTTTTTTTCTGTACCGCTTACACCCTTGTCCTGATACACGCCGTAATCAGCCATTTTAAACTCTAGTTGAATAGAATTTGGCATTGCCTTTGCAACACCCTCCAAACTATTATAAAGTTCCTTAGAAACGCGCATTCGCTTTTTAGACAAATTGTGTTGAGCTTGTCTAATTACAAAATCTTTGAAAGCGTCTAAGGCTTTTTGTGTTTGCTCTAATTGCATATCGTCATATCGTTTTGTATTGTGATATCAAATGTAGCTGCCCAGCCTGCTAACTTGTTTTCAAACCTGTCAACGAATGGTTCACAATTAACTTCGCCTTCTATTTGGTATAAATCTGTATAAAGGTCGCCACGCTGTAAAAGGTTTATGATTCTTGTTTGTAATGCAAGTTGAGTATTTAAAACATCTTGCTCGTTATTGTTGCCTACAAATACGTCAGCTGTTTGGTCTTTACTTACATCCACAATATCCATAGACAAAATACTAACGTTGAAGACTATTGTTTTAGTTCCTATTGTAGTATTATTGACAATGATATGGCTCAGTGGGAATATAGTTTGTTTATTTAAATCAATATCATCAAGGCTTCCAAAGGTAACCGTATTTACAAAAGGCTCTGCAGCTAAAGCGGTTTTTAATGTTTCAGTTAAGTTGTAAAATCCTTTCATCGGTTTTTAATTGTTTTAATTTCTAGTTCTACCTTTTCCTTTTCAAATGCCAAGTATAATAAACACTTATGAACGTTTAAGGCTGTAATCGTATCGTATCTGGTAATATCGCCCTGAGATAATCCATAGATTGATTGATACCAAGACCACTTCTTTCCAAAGCTTGCCGCTGCTCCAAGGTCATTTCCTGGCGCATCTCCTCCTCCAAATAGTTCAGGGTAATTGTCAATAACTCGTTGTTTAAATGGTAAAAAAAAACCACAGCCCCCAGCACAATATCAAGCGACATATCTTTCAAAGCTTCTGAGTTATCTTGTTTACCGTATTCTAGTATATTGTATTTATTGCCTCTTTTGTTTTCTATTGGCCTAAACAATACGTTCATTGCTTTGTGCATATTATTCCAATCACCAATATAATTATCAAGGTCTATATATTCCCCTAATGACATATCGTCAAGCACAGGTATAAAACCATATTCAACGCCATTTAATTTAAAGGTGTTTATTAAATCAGTCTTTACACTAAATATCTTATTTAGGTGTTCAACTATTACTTGAACGCTTTTATATTTTATTGTGGCCACTTCCTTCAAGTTCAAATTACAAAATACCTCAATCATCTTTTGTAAAAGGAATGGGCTTTCAGAGTTTTCATCTGTGTTTAGTGCTTGGAACTTTTGGTATTGTTCTAGCTTTATTTCAGATAAACTGTCAGGAACATTTATTTCAACTTGCATATATATATAACATTTTTTTAATCTATTTGTATAAAAAGAAAAAGGTAGCTGTTACACTACCTTCATCCAAATTAACTAAACTAAATCAAATTACTCACCTAATATATAAAACTTATAACAATATTCATAAGCCTCTTCTATTTTTTCTTCTAACTCTAAACTGTTTTGTTTATATGTTTGCTCGCCTTTCTTCTTTGCTTTGCCTTTATAGTCTATATAAAGTGTTACATCGTGGCCTCCTTTTTTATAACCTCTTTCAACTGGTTTTTGTACTACGAAGTAACCATATTCCCAACAAGCTAGACGGTATTTATGCTCCACTAAAAAACCTTATTATTTCATCACTAAGCCAGTCAAAAGCGACTAGCATATTTAAAAAGAGTATTAAGCTTATAGCTGCGCAAACACCTACAACCGCCCCTCCTAGTATGTACTTAGCAATCAATTTATAATTTCTACTGCTTATTAGCTTTACAAGTAATATATAATCTTGTTTATTTTCCATCTTATTTTATTTTAATTAAACCTAACCCAAACTCTTTAGCAATATAATTGATGTGCTTTTGGGTGGTTACACTCCACCAGCCTAATTGAATCAGCTGCGTTCCTTCTATTGTTGCGACGTGTGTATTGTATGAATACACTTTGTTGCCTTCTACTTTTAAATTTTGTTTATATCTCATTGTCTTTGTTTTTGTTGATACAAATATATAAACATTTTTTTAACAACCAAAACTTTTTCTATTTTTTTTAATAAATAAAGTAATTGCCTTTGTTTGGGTTTTCTAATTGGTCTGTTAGTGCGTAGCGTGCCGCATCAATACAGTCAGGATGTGCGCCTGTTGGTTTTTGTAGTGTGTTACCTTCTTTGTCTTTTGCCCATACATACCCAGCGAGTTCGCGCTTTAGGTTTAAGCTTTTAGCTGTTATATATATTTCATTTTGGTTTATTAAGTTAATCCCATAAACAACTGAGTCACGCCCTTTGCTTACTGGGTAAACATTATGGCCATAGCTGTTAAGTTCTGCAATACTTTTCGGCTCTGCTGAATCTGCTATGATATTACTTTTAATATTGTTGGCTTGTAAGTACCTGCTTATATCTCTATTTAACATCCCTTTTTTATACAGCACCTCGTCAAATATGTAAGCGTCATTCCATTTGTACAAACCTATTAAGGTCGTTGGATCTACAGAGTAGCCAAAGTCCATTCCATAATTTAATAACCTAGCTTGATAGGGTACTTGGTCTATTTCTTTCCATTCAGGAATACAGGCTCCTTCTAAAGCACCTTGTTCGCCTAATCCATATACCTTCCACCAATTAGCCCAATACGTTGAAGTCTTAGCTTTTTCTCTAGCCTTTTCAATTTCCTTTACAATACTTTCAGGAAGTGCGTCATTGTCTTTATAAGTTAATGTTATATAGTCCGTGTCTGGTTTACCTATTAGTTCTTTATCAACCCAAAACAAGTTAGATGGATTGTAATCTAACCAAATGATTCCGCTGGTTCTTACTGCTAATTGTGTATAAGCGTCAAAGGGTACGTTATTACATTCGTTTATATATAAGTCTGTACGCCTAGCTCCTCTAAGTTTATCAGGTTGGTCTGTTGAAAAGAACTCTATATAGCTACCATTATAGAAATTGTATTTTAAAGTACTTTTATTAAACTGAACGTCATTATACCTTTGCTGACCTTTTAAAATGCTTAAGAAGTCCTTTAAAGCACCTCTACGAAGGTGTGGTATGCTTTCACTAACTACGCTAATTTCTTTATTAGGGTTTTTTGCTGCATAGTCTATCAGGATAGCTAGTATTGAAATAGTCTTTGAAGCTGAGGTTCCCCCTTTGACTATTCTTATTCTGCTTTCTAATTCCCTTAATTTCCTTGTAGCTATTGTCTGCTTTATTCGCATACTAATCTACAAACAACGGTAAGTCCTCGTTGATTGTAATGTCTTTGGTCTCTTTTGGCCTACCTAAGTAATAATTAAGGTAAAGCTTAACCCAATTAATATCTCCTGACTTTACGCCTTCGGCCAAAGCTGCAAGCGCATCATCTTCTAATGGACTTAGCCTTTCAACTAGTTTTATCTCATCTGACTTTGGCTTTCTACCTGCATAGCCTTTAGTTGAATGTCCACCGTTGTTTTTTCTACCATCCATAATTAAAAAACATTAATTAATTAAATAACACTTTTTATAACTATTTGTTAAACAAGCCCATACTTTTTTAGATAATACTTTTCAGCTTTGTCACGCTGGGTTATATATTTATTTGTTACATCTTTTAACTGTAATGCTAAATCTAAATTCTTTTGTTTGGCTTTTTCTAATTCACTTTTTAGTGATTTGTTTCTAAGCAGTACCAACTCAATATCGTTTAACTTTTGATCTTGTTCCTCATTGGTTAAAAGGGATATCTTACTAGCCAAGTATTCATAATCAGACCTGACCCTAGAGTCATATTTAATCCATTCTTTAAGTTCTTTAACACAATGTAAAACAGAAGCGTGATGTTTGTTTACTGTTTTGCCTATTGCATCCAAGCTTAATCTAGTATATTTTCTAACAAGTGTAAAGTATATGGCACGCGCCTCAACGTAATTACGTTTCCTTACAGTGTTTGTTATTTGTATTGAATAGTATTCTTCTACTATGTTTTTAATTGTCTGTTCTGTCATTTTTATAATATTTATGTTCGTTAAGCGCTTTGTAAAGGCCAGCGCAAGCCTCATAATTTTCTTCTTGTATATACATTTCAATCGCCTCCTGAGCTTCTTTTACTGTCATACCTGTTTTTAATTCTAGTAAAGCGATTAAATAATATTCACTAATTAATTCAGAATAATCTTTCAAAATAAATTTAACTGTTGAGGCTTATATACGTCTGTAAATTTAGTTAATTCTTTTTTAATATCGTTACTTAATATTGATTTCAAACAAAATAACGCAATAGTACTATTATCAACTTCAGCGTCTGCGTTTATATTGCTTACCCTTGTTGATATGCTTTTTATTTGCCTTTCTGTTTGTTCACTACCTCTAAGCTTTCTACCCTCAGCACCGTTACCCAGTACCTTTATAATATAGGGCTTTGCTTTTGCTATGAACTTTCCATTGGTAAACCTATCGCCTTCAAATATGTTTAGGCCTTGTACTGTGTTTAAATAATTATCTACAGATGTCATAACAGACATTGAGAGCCTGTCACTACCTTGAAAGGTGCTTCCATCATACCTACCTACTATATTAATTTTATTAAAAGGTGTGAGGTCGTTCATCTTGTTATATAGTACTTGGCTTTCATTTGTGTTATAATGTATCTGTTCTAATTGTTTTGGCTGGTTACATTTAAAATGATTTATTAACTCTGTCATTATGTACGTTTTGCCTACGCCGCAATTCCCTATAATAAGTATATTCATTAAAATAATTTTATTTGTTCTTTTGTTCCTAAACTGTTTTCAAAGCATTCATAATCATTGTCCATCATTATTACTTCACCTGTGAGTCTATAATGGTTTTGTTTCTTTGTACATAACCCATAATGATTAGCGTTATCTTCTAGCCTTAATTCTACAGGTAAATACTTTTTTCTACAATTCCAAAATAAATTAAAATCTTGTTCAGGCCAATTCTTTTCAGCTAAGTTTATTCTATCATAAAACATATCGTTATAGACATTAGGGTATCTTCTATTGACTCTATGCCAACCTTTATAACAACAAAGAGTCGTTTCAAGTGTAAAGTAACTTACATCAAAATCATTAATCCTTTCTTTAGCTTCTTGTAATAAAGTTTCGCCCTCTTGTTTCAACCAGCTAATAATTTCTTTATCATATACAGGTACATTATCACCGTGCCAATCTAAATCATCACGGCCTAACACTTTACATAATCCGTTCCTGTGGCTTTTACTTCCCTTGATATCATCAAGAAATAAATTGCTGCAATCTATATTCAAACCTGCTATCCTTAAATATTCTAGATATGAATAAGTAGTAAGTCGGCCAAAGTGTTTATATGATATTAATACTTCTTGCCATAGTAAGTCAAAGTTCCAATAAGGGTCTTCACTAACACAAACGCGGTTAAAATAATTTACCTGTGTTAATCCATTTAAAAGGTTTTTATAATGTATTACATCTGAACAAAAACTATTTTTAAAATATCTACGGTCTGTATCAAATGCAAGTTTTTTATAATTTTGATAAAACCAAACACTCAACAAATCAGTATTCAAATTAATAAAGTCTGGAAAGTTTATAAATATTAAATAACTAGTTAGTACGTTTTGTGTACAACCATTAATGAAACAGAACCAAAGTTTTTCCTCTTGGCTCATTTGCATTTTATCAAAGATATAAGGCATTGAATAATATACCGCTCCAGCGTGACCCTTGTATTTTATATGATACTCAAAAAACCTCAAGAACACTTCGCGCCTATATTGTGGCAACCTAAAGTCCATTCCTTTTTTAAGGTCAGTAACTTCTTTAATGTTATTTATTTCGCAATAACGCCCAATCATAATAAAGTTATTTGTGTACTGAACTTATGTACAGCCATTCGGTCGGCTTTGTTTACAGGTAATAAAAAACCATATTCTTTACCCCCTTTATCAGTTGTAAAGCCGCTGAATAACTCTGGCTTATTTATTTCGTAATAACTTCTAAGATGTTTGGTAGCTATTATCCAAAAATTATTTTTATCACCAATAACATAAAACATCTGTTTAGTTTCTGTATCCCTATAAATACCGCTGGGGTATTCTTTAAACCTGTAATCCCTTTTTATAGATATAAATAAATTACCTGTTTCGTCATAGCGCTGGTCGTTTTTAATTTCAACGCCTTGTCTATTTTCACCTCTTTTAAACTGCGCTTCCTTACTTGCATAATGGCTCAGTATCCAGTTCAACTCATCATTGAAGTAATCGTAAACTATATCTTCAAAATTGTTTGCTCTTAATTGTTTTTGTTCTTCCATTTTTATAAAGTTAAATATCCTGTTTTGTCTTGTTTCACTTCTTTTAATTGTTCGGTAGGGCTTTTGCATTTATACATATATTCTCTATAATAAAGTACAAAACTAATTCTTAACCAATCGTCAGAGCAATTAGTATATTCTGTATTACCGTGCCACTTATGTACATCAACAAATAATAAGTCTGTATTATGTAAGTCAATAGCTACACCATATTCAGGAAGCACAAAATAACCTCCATCATAGTTGCCTTCACGATATACAATTAAGTTCCCAAAGCCCTCTTGAAAATCACCTGCGTCCTTATGAACAGCTGTTCTAAAGTTTTTGTTTACTGTTACTGTCGTAAAGCTTGTATCATCTATTATATAGTTTTTATTCGTGCCTAGTGCAATCGCTTTCTGTCTTGCCCAATGCTCAGGACAAAGTTCTTTATACTTTTGATCTATAAATTGTACAAATGGGATCCCAGCTTTAAACTCGTCAAAGTATTTTTTAGCGAAGGCGGTTTTTCTACAATAGTGTATCATCGCACTTTTATCCATATACCCAACTGACCCTGACTCAACTTTGTTACCAACTGTGATATTACTAATTGAACCATCTTTACGGATACGCTTATGGCTGCTTCCACTTGCTGCGCCCCTGCTTTCTGTTAATTCAATACTATTTTTAAAAGACTCATAACCTTGTTTAAGTATGTCAAAAGGTATTGCGCTCTTTCTAAATCTAAATAACAATTCCCCTGTGTTTGCATCATAACCATCAGCATCGGTTGTGATTAGTTTGTTATAATGTTTAGAGCTTAAATACTTTGTTTTTAATTTAGCAGCTTGATCTTTGTCAAGAACTCTTTTTAGTTTATAAACTTCCATATCTTTCATTTAATATTTTAAGTAAAAAATCACTCAAGTTTCCTTTTTGTTGGTAAGCTTCGCTGAACTCTTTCTTGATACCTAACTTACAAAGTTTCTTAAATTGTTTTAATTCTTCTGTGCTAAAATATAATAACGTTGTCGTTATTTCTGTTTCATCTATTGGGCTATTGTCTACCCCCCAGTTATCTTCAAATAATTTCATTACGGTTTGTTTATTACGTCTTCATCTAATTCCATACTCAAGGCATCTTCTACTTCCTGTATTGTTTTCCCCTGGAACTTTGTTTTATATATTTCAATAGCTTTGTAAAACTTTTCCTCACCGCTTTCAATTAACTCTTTACTTGCGTAACGAATACCAACTCGTCCGTTCATTTTGTTTATTGGTATCCAAGCGAAGTAATCACGCTCGAATAACTGGCAATAAATAAAAGCCTGTAAATCATAGTTCATATCCCTTACCTTCCACCAGTTAAAGCCACTAGGGTTAACTCTTGTAGTTTTTAAGTCATACAAACAGTTATCATCAATCATATCTGCTTTGCCCCTTATTGGCACCCCTAAAAGTTCTTTAATCATAGGCACTTCAACATCACACTTTTTCCTAATTGCTTTTAGTTTTTCTTTGTTGTTTAATCTGTCAATATAGTGTTCCGCTATACGTTGTTCCTTTTCTTTAAATACATTTCCTTCTCCATACTCCTTAACAGCTTCAGTAAATGCTTTTGAGTTTGTCCTTTCTGTATCTACAAATTTTAAAGAATAAAACTTTTTCGGCTCTAAGTAAGCCCAGTGAACAAGCTTGCCCATTCTTAACGCTTCGCTTTCTTTTTGTTTTTTACCCTTTAAATATCTTAGGAAATCTTCTTGTGAATCTAATAGTTGACTGAGGCTGCTAGTGCTTAACGCTTTATCAACTCCAAGTTTATTATAATAAAACTCGTCATCATACATTTGAGTAATTATTTCTTCTTTGCCCCAGCTTTCGCCGTTTAGTAGTGTTATCATATCGTGTTAAAATGGTTTTTAATTGTATCAGCGCTCGCCTTGTTAAATTGGTGTACCCTTTGTCTATATTTAATGTCAGTACAATATTTACGCATCGCCCTTGAACTGGTGCATTCACCCCAACGCTTTTCAAACTCATCTACTTCAATAAGTTTTTTA